CCACCCCAGAAGTCAAAGGGGTTGATGGGAGTTTCATCTTCAAACTCAGGTTGCATTGCTGCCATGACCTTATCAAAGATCTTCTTACCATACTTGAAGAGGAATACTTTACCTTCGTTTTGAGGATTGGTAGGATCCTTAACAACATAGATGTTGCTGTAGTAGGACAGTTTACGCTTCTGCTTGCGGACAATCTCTTTGTCCTTATCGCTGCCACTGTTCCACAGTTCGCGATTGTATTCAGAAACGGGATCCTTCTGGTTGAGTGTGGTCAAAGAGTTTTCAATGTACCAACCACCAGGACCTTGAAAAGCATGAGTGTAGATCTTTGCCCAAGGAAGATCTTCTCCATCAGGTGCGGGAAGGAAACGGATAACGGCATAACCATTACCAGTCTTGTCCAGTTCTGGTTTCCAGAGACGGTCATCACCGCCACCACCAGTTTTGTTCATCTTCTCCACTTCATTGACCAGTTTAGAGGTCAGAGAACCGAGGGAGGACTGCTTTTTGAGATTTGCGAAAGACATAGGATTCGTTGTGTTTGTACGTATTTGGCTTGTGTGTACCTCGTTATCATATCAAGGCAGGTCACCAGCGTCAAGCTGGTCTCTCATAAGAGAAATCATCTTGGTCATGTTGGCGAATAAGGTATTCATATCAGTCCCCTTAGGGAGACCCATCATGAGTGCAGAGTCCATAATCTGCTCTTTCATCTTTACTGCCTCTGGATCGTCGGAGAGACTCAACCGCATGTAAAGAACCTTCTGAACTTCTAGAAGTTCCTGAAGTTTATCAATGTGATTCACCTTTTCAGTCTTTGACATCGAAGCAAATGCAAAAACGCTTTTGTAGATTTCCTCTTGTAGTTCAGAAATCTTAGTCATTTCTGCTCTTACTAACTCTGAATCAAAGAAGCTCATTCCCCTATTACCACCTGCTTTAAAAGTTTTTTGAAACGAAATACGTCAATATTTAGGAACGGCGAATACTTTTTCATTTTTAAACTGACGGTTTCCCACACTGGGTCGTCCATTTTTTTATCAAAATTATTCCTGAACAGGAATATTCTATCGTAGATCACTAGTGTCTCTAGAGATATCTTCCCGCTCAGAAACTTTTTCAATATGATTGGATGTCCCTTAGAACAATCAAAGACATCATCTACTTTATGTTCACCGAAAAGACTTTTAGATTCTTCCTTAAAGATATAAGAAAGAGATTGAACCTTCTTCTGCCAACTTGTATAGGAGGTTTCTCCGTTGCGAATGATCTCCCCAATCCATAGAGTTTGAGGGTCACTGCAGGATACAAAGTTAGCAATGAAAAAGTTTTCAATCTCTTTATCGTCTTTCTGGCGAGCAAGTTTCTCAAACCAGAAGCGATCCTTCCTCTTGTAAAAAGATTGCACACTCGCCCGACTCTTACCACAGTACTTGTGGTAATCATATGTCTTGCTTGTGAAGTGGTTCTTTAGAGAAAGATAAGTCTTGTAGGTGTCAAATGGTCCCACTTTGAGCATGATTTAGAATACAAGTTTTGCACGCGAAGTTCTCTTCAAGAAGTTCAGGTCAATCGCATTTGATTTGACCTTTTCTTTCAGAGGTTTTGACATTAACTTCGGTACAGATTCTAACTCAATACTGTTTTTTTCGCAAAAGTAGATGATCGCATCGATGTAGTTCATCTCCTCGTTAGTTTTAACAAGGTACTCGATCTCTTGTGCGAACTTTGCAGGGCAAAAGAACTTCTTCTCTAGTGCTTTTTCGAGTTCATTTTCCATATTGTTCCAGTTTATCCCCAACAAATTTTCTAATATATTGGGTGAGTAATTTGATGTACTTTGATTTGTCTCGTTCTTCATAGACGACGCATTCTCCATTTTCACAGGCCATTAAAATAACAAGTTTCTTCACAGGGATTTCAGTCAGTTCATAAAACATACAAGCGTATGCTGCTGCCTGAACAAAATAGTGGTCAATCCACTTTCTTGGTTTTGGTTTCTTACTAGTCTTGAAGTCGATGATAGCAAGTTCTCCATCATATTCAGCAATGCAGTCAACTGTTCCTGCAATCCCAAGCTGTTTGCTGTATAGAGAACTTTCTAGTGCTCGGATATTATTTATCTTATTAAGTTCAGGTTTGGCAATCTTGAATAAAAGATCTGAAAGAGGTTGAACTGTAGGAAGTTCTTGATTCTTCAGATAATATTCAGTCAGTGTATGCATATCAGTACCACGACTGGTAGCAGCTTTAGTGATACGATCTGCTTCTTCATTACCAACTTTCTTACGCCACTTAACAAAGATCTCTTTATTAAAATGACTAGTGACTGAAGTGATAGAAACAAACCTCATGAGACGTTCCTCATGAGGCACTTTGTAATATCTTACTCCATCAATAGTTTCACGATCAAGTTGAGGTAACTCAGTTTCAATAAAGTTAAATGTCACAAGTTAGAATCCTGTTTTGCAATAAGATATTCCTTGACAAGTCCAGAGCGAACAATGTCATCAATACCGAACTCAATGAGATCAAAAGACTCCATCTTGCGAAGGATACTCATAAAATCAATGATTCCGTTTCTTTCGTTAGTTTTCAAAAGATCGGTTTGAGTGGCGTCACCACAAAAAACGATACGACTATTTTCACCAACTCTTGTCATTATACTATCAAGTTCATGGAAATTCAAGTTTTGAAATTCATCAACAATAATAACTGCATTATCAAGAGTAGTTCCACGTAAGAAAGATGTAGACCAAAACTTAATGGTCTCTTGTGTTTTAAGATTACCATAGAGCATCTCAAAGTCTGCATCTGATGGCATCTCAAACATATACTTCACCATATTCTTATATGGAATCTGGTAAAGTGCTGCCTTATCATCATGATCACCAGGCAGGAAACCAATCTCACGGGTCGCTACAAGGGAACGAACGATGTAAACCTTCTCATACTCCGTGTTCTCATTCAAAACGTCACGTAGGGCGTTGTAGAGGGCAATGAAGGTCTTTCCTGTTCCCGCTGCACCATAGGCAATCAGTTGTTTGCCGTCATCATAACTCTCAAAAAACGTTTTTTGATTTACCGTAAGTGGTTCGATATCAATCAACAAATCTGTATTGATTGGTTTCCTACGTTTCATCTGCTTTGCGGTCAACCCAACTCCAATAGGTTGGTCAGACTTTCTTTTTCTTGCCATACTAGAAAGGTTTTACTCGTGATCCAGGTGCTTTAGATGCCTTCTTAAGGACTTCATTCCAACCTGGGTTTTTATTGATAAGTTTATCAGTCCACTCTCCTACCTCTCCACATGCGGGAGCAGTAGAAGGATCGGACCAATCCCGTTGCCACTCGGGATTGTCTTTGCACCATTGAGACCAGTCGTGAACACTCATCGACACTTCTTTCTGTTCACCAGTCTCTTTATGAATAACAGGATATGTTGCCATAATCAATCTCAATGTGTTTTATTTAGTTCCAGTCCATTGCACGGGCAACCGTAGGGAACTGTCCAGCAAAGATTGTCTTACAACCTTCAGCGATTTGCATATGTTCCAGTTGGGTTCCATTACCAGACCTCAGGTCAATATAATGAATCCATGAACGGATTGATCCCGTCATATAGATTTTGGTTGGCGTGGCGAGGGGAAGCACAAAACGAGCACACTCCTTTGCAACACCTCGCCCAAGCATCTGTTGGTACAGTGCCATAGAGGAATCAAACAGAGTCTTTGTCTGCTTCTCCAACATAGCAATGACTTCAGGATCTAGATCATCTGTGCTGTTCTGACGATTCTTAGTGTCCTGACGACGGAACTTAGGAATCGGAATCTCATCGCCAAGCAGAGAAGAATCTGCATAGCGTTGTGAAAATTCTTGATATGTGAACGAACGGTGCCTCAAAATTTGAGCTGCGATACCTCTAGAAGTATTGATCTCCAGAGTCATGAATGCTTGCTCAAAGATACTCCAGTGTTGGTTTTTGATGCAATATTTGATCAACCCCTCAAAACTGTCATTGTCCTGATTATTTGGATTGCTCACACGAGCACAATAAGCGATATGTTTTTCTGCCTCAGGAGTGACAGAGATTAGTGAAACTTTACTCATACTATTCAATCGGGATAACCATCATCATCGTTGAAAACCTCATCATAATCCGTGATAGGAAATGGAGTGTAGTCTTCTGCAGACACTTTGTATGCGTCCACATCTGAGTATACCTCAGACTCTAGTTCTGTGACAAGCTCTTTCAGTTTTGATAAAAGAACTTTTAGTTTGTCCTTCTCCATAAAAACTAGATGATATATTTAAGATATAATTATACAATAAAAAAAGCGGGGTCGCAACCCCGCTTTAAAGACTTAAGATTTTAGATTCATTCCAAAATCCCCCTACAAATACGCTTGCAAGTCGCCTGATCATCGTCGCACTCTATCAGACAGTTGTAATAGTCATTGAGCAAATCAGCTTCCTCCATTGTTTTATCCAATGTTTTACTCAAACGATTAATACTTTGTTTCCAACCCGCGAGCTGATTGTGTGATAACAGATTGTGCATAACACGTCTCCATATTAAACATTAAAGAAATAGACATCATGCAGTCACCGAAAAATTTTGAGAGGGGTTTTACTGCATCTTCTCTTTCCTCCAACACTCTATCATATCTAGACAAGTTTTGGTATCTTAGTATACATTTATTGCTTTTTTACATAAGTACAAAAAAAGAGAGGTTTCTTAAGAACCTCTCTTATTAAATGCTGGTGATGAATATTTTATATTCAACCAGTCTCTCAAGTGTATTCGATAACAGGACCAGTATGCTACTCCTCTGTACTTGAGTAGATAGCAACTTGGAGGTCTAGTATCTTTATCCATGTCATCGTAATGATAGACATAGTTTTGCATTTTACCCCCTACCTAAAAGGAGTAGTTCTGCATAAATCATACCAATGAATGCTACACAACCAATAGACGTGAGTCCAACGACTGTAAATGCTTCCATGGCATCCTCACTTATTATAAGTGTGACCACGATAGCAGAATGTACCATGAGATTCTTTGCTTTCTACGCAACGCTGATCGTACTCAACACCACGATAAGAGGTGTGGGTGATCTGTGCATCGTGCAGTGCAGCTGCCTTCTGGATCTGCTTCTTGATGAGAGTAAGGGTGTTCATTTGTAGTCTCCTGAAATACTAGGGATTTTTAGCCCCGTTCCTTCAGTCGTTTGCGTCCCAGTAGAAATCACATTCTGGTACAGACTCTTTTACAGTCTCTACCAACTCTACTACCACTTCAGGTGATAGTTCTGATCTGTTCTTTTTGATCCTGAAGATTAATGCATCAGCATCAGTACACATCATATTTGAGTACAGAAGAAATTCAAACATGGGATGAACGCTCCGTTCCGCGACTTACTTGCGTCCTAGACCAACTGTTGATCACATTGCCCTTCTACCTTAGATCTAAAATAACCAATGAGGTTATACTTAGATCGTCGGTCAAGATTGTCATCCATGAGGATTTCAATCCGTTTTTGTAAGAACCTTTCACAAGACATGTGCCAACCATAAGGATTGGCGTCATTATGATGGGCAAGGGTCAATGCCAGCAATATGCTGATCATTGGATGAACGTACTAGAGTATTATAACTCCTATACTCTATGTAGTCAAGTTCTTTTGTAAGATACGATACTGTATTAAGATTCTTTTAAGACTTTACAAACAGACCTCTGCTACTCATGTACTTGAGAGTTTCGTTCATATTACCGATATGAGCGTATCCAATGTTGATCTGAGGATATGTTGCTTCTGGACCAAACTCAGACTCAAACCCTCTTTGAGTGAAGTGTTGTCCTAGTTTGTACTCTAAAAACTCTCCACCAAGAGACTTAAGCAACATTGCCATGCGCTCACACTCTTGACTGCCATTACTGTAGATTACTACTGTCTGGTTCATTTTTCTGTGTGGTTATATTCGATTACAATTTTTTCGTGTTGAGTGGTTCTATCAGAAACATAATAGTGATTTACTTCACCACCCAGAAGTTCTGCAACCTGTTCAATAAGATTCTCTGCTATAACTTTATTGGTTGCTACCCGCCACTTCTCTTCGTTTTCTTCGCGAGGATTAGTCATTATTGCTTGGATATGCTAGTGGATACAACTGATCAAGAATGTCAGTAAGTTCATTATATCTATCTTCATCATACAATGCTATAAGTTGTTTCTGTTCTCTTCTGACGATTGAAAACACCTCTTGCCATTGTCTATTAGTCACGTTGCCTCCAATCGTCAGGTTTATCTTGTTTGAACCAATCTACTATTTCATCCGCGCCATCAAACCCCGTTTTATAGTTAGATGGGTCGGGGTCACCTAATCCCATCTTATTCATAAAATCATCCATACTGCCCTCCTGAATGTCTTGAGCAGCCTGGCGTCTTGCTTTGTTCAACCAATCTCTCGCAAGAGTATGTGCCTTGGCAAGTTTCTCTGCCCAGATCATATCCTCCAGAGGTACTTGTTCTTTATTGGCAATACATCGACAAATAGATTCTAACCTGAGGCGATATGCAGTAGAAAGCATAGTTACTGTCCTTGTGAAATCCAGTCAGAGATGTCTTTGATCTTTTCGTATTCGCGATACGCAGCATCTGAACGCTCGTTAAGAATGCTCAGAATGTCCTCAACGATTACAGTTTTCTCTTCGTAGTCTTCTAGGTATTTATCAATCGCTTCCTTGAGATAGCGATACCTATGCCACTCAGGACTGTAAGGTTTGTAGTTCATGATAAAAGATTTATATGGTTCATAGCATAGCAGTATCTTCTCAAGGTGTCAACGCTCAATGTAACTAAGCGTGTGGTCTTGAGAGTTGAGTTGATGAATGATAATATCACACCCAACCTTTGGTTCTGCATCACCGCATGTGTAGATGTCACATGCTGCTTTACCTTCCTCTGGCCAAGTATGAATAGAAATATGAGACTCAGAGAGCATACAAATAGCAGTCACTCCCTGAGGTTTGAACTTATGAGATATTGTTTTTAAAACTGTGGCACCACTTGCTACAGCAGCATCCTCCAGTAAACCCACCAAATACTTTTCATCGTTTAAACGACCAAAAGCACACCCATAAAGATTTAAAAGATAATGTTTACCCATCTTCTTCAGGTTCTTTTAAAAGATTGGTTACTATTTTTTCGGTCCCATGCATCTGAAGAAGATCATAGTAGTTCGACTTCATATACTTTTTAATTTTCTTGTATTTTTTTGTAAGTTTTGCAACCGCATCGATATCGATTTCAATCTTGGCATCTTTGCCAGTGCGATCGTCTCCTCCTCCTCCAAATCCAGCACTCATGATCCCTTACCTTTCTTTTTCTTTGGAGCATTCCCCCAAAGTTTAGGGTTAGCTCTACCTTCTGTTTGTCTCATAGTAACAAAGTCACTACGATATTTGTCCCAATAATCATCAAAAATATCTACCTGTTTTGCTCCCATAGCAATATCATAGCGGATGGAACCATCAAGTTTATACTCTATGATGAATGCATTATTGGGCAGAGAACGGTCGAGTGCCAGATCTGGATCACAATCTTCATGAATAACTTTACAACCTTTCCCCATCAGGAACGACCTCCCCATTGAATATCTGGATAGGCTTGTTTGACATGATCGAGAGTAATCTTATACTTCTCGGACAAGCGCCCATCCTTAATCAGAATAATAATCTCTGCTTCCTTAGGATGCAATCCCCTAAGAAGATTAATGAACATCATTTCACGACGAATCGTGTTCAGTCCACCATTACCACCTTTGATGAAGTTATAAAGGATCGTCCACTCCTTGCGGAGAGATGATTTCCTCCTCCCATCCATATCCTGTGCGGTCGCAGACTCCCCTCCAGACGCCTCTTTAGCAATGTTGTCGGAGAGACTTCCACTATAGACTGATTGATCCTCTGCTTCGCCGTAGGGAACGTCTCCAGGGGGCAGCAGAGAGATCACAGAGTCATCAAAGTTCCAGATGAAGATTGCCTTCAATGAATCGTGCTCATACTTCTTTAGAACTTCTACCTTTTTTGCTTTTGATCGTTGCTTAGATGCAAGTTCCAGAACTTCAAATGCAAAAGGATTGATTGGAAGTTCTGGAATTGGTTTTTCAACTCTCTTCTTCTTCGTCGTCGAGCTCGTCATAACTGTTTTCAAATCGTACTGCTAAAATTTCATCGGGGACCACGTTACCATTCTCATCAAACATCTCTGGGTGTGTATAAACTGGTTGTGTTTGGTAGACGTGCTCTTTTGCTAACCATCCTACCATACCTCCAACAAAAAACATCATAATAGAAACTAATGTTCCGATGGTGAGTGTTACTGCTAACATTTTCTTTCTCCAGAGATCTAACTTTTCTTGATATTCAAGTAAATGTTAAAGTGAAAAGTGATCTCTCGTCGAAAGAGAGAAACCATCTTACCAAACTTTACTTGAAAAGTTTTTGGTGGTTCGGGTCTTCTCCTCCTATTACGTAGTAGTAACTCAACCCCACGATTGATGTGGGTTTCATCATTATTTAGAGGTCTTTCTCCTCCTCCCTGGCCTCTTATCATAGAAGTATTTTTCGGCATCGTCAAGCATCTGCTGTAGGTAAAGTTTTATTTTTCTTGCTTCAGGTTTGGATATGTGACCATATCCTTCTCTGAGTTGTTTATGGATGCTATCAGATCCACCCTCAAGATATTCATCCAAGTCTTTCACAAGACCTTTGATTTCAGTGCATGTGGGACTAGATAAAAACTCTTCTACCTGATCCCTCTTTGCTCCTTTACTTTTGAAGTATTGGTAAATGTTGATAAGTTGTCTTCCTTCAAACGCTTTGTCAATAGCAACTTCAACATCATAATATACGTCGTAGAAGGAGTTGTTTTCCATTACACCAAACTTTGTTCCTTTAGATATTTGATAGTGTCAGTGCATCCACCCAGATTAGTTTCACCAACTTGAACTTGTGGGAAAGTTGATCCCTGTCCAAACTTTTCATAAAACTCTGTTCGATTATAGTCTGTACCGAGTTTATACACAACGTGTTTCAGTTCGGCTAACCTCATAACTTGCTCAATCTTAGAGCAGTAAGGGCATCCATCTTTTGAGTAGATTACAAAGGTCATTTGATTTTATATATGTAAAAGGAATTTTAAGAGGCGTTATTCCTCCTTTGACGATAACGAACTCTCTGTGGTTTTTCTTCTGGATTGTTAGTATCCATCCAATCTATGATAGCATTTTTTCTTGCTTCAGTAAAGAACTCTTGATTTTGATACCACTCCATCCAAGGAGTATGACTCTTATCTCTATTACAAGACTCACAACATGCTAACACATTGTGAGTATAGTCAACTCCTCCTTTGGAACGAGGGACTATATGGTCGAGTGTAATATTCTTTTCTGATCCGCAATACGCACATTTGTTACCCCATCGCTCTCGTATCTTTCTCCTCCAAATCCTTTTCGCTTCTGCAGAACTAGTTGTCGCTAGATTGAATAGGTACGCTTGAGAGGAGTGATAGAGTTCCATGCGGTTATGCAACTATCATTATTTATTTTTTGAAACCTTTGGTATCTGGTTTCTTCTTTACATCCAGAACTTCGATATGTGACAAAAAAGGACTTCTATTAAACCAAATAGATCTCGCAGACTCCCAATCCATCACAACAACACTATCACCACCCTTAGATATGACTTTGTAATGGTGACGATCATAGTCTTCCTCTGATGTCAACTCAAAGTATTGAGGATCAGTTGGTTTGATCAGTTCCATGACGTTGTTTCAGTTCAGAGTTAGGTTGAGATGGGACAGTAGGGTTTCGGGATAGATTTTTAATCACGATGAAGGCATCCTTATTATACTTACGGGTGCCTTTTACAGGTGCCCATTTAGTTCCTGCACCTTCAATCTCATATACAGATGTACCCCCGATCTCTACGGCAACATCATCATAACAATCCCATCCAAGTTCTGCGATAGTTTCTTTGATTTTATCATGCACTGCCTTCATCACAGCAGCAGATTTGCGCTTTGCAGTCAGCTCATCATTCATGACATCCTCATCTGGTTCAAGATTTCCGTGCATAAAAAAAGAGGGCGTAGACCCTCTTAGTATAACATTAATCGTCACGTTTGTAAAGATTCTCTAATCTTTCTTTAGAGAGATCAACATACATGAC